ATTTCACCAGCTGATAGGCGAGCTTTTCCACGGGCATCGCATAATATTGGGAAACCCCCGTCCGAAGCCCCCGCGACCATCCCCTCAGATCCTTGATGGCCTGGCAGAACGTAAAAAGATGCGTACCGGTGCGGCACACACGGCTGATCGCGGCATAGGCGATCTGTTTCCCCTCGGGGGATGCAAACGTGCAGCAAAGGGCCAGGGCAAAGATCGCTGGATCGTTCTTCGGCGCGCGGCCGTCCTCGGAGATCCCAAGGATCGTGCCGACAACCAAGGGCGCATTTTCCTTGATGCAGGCGATCACGTTTACGGCATTCTCTTTGGTCAGCTTTTTGGCGGTCGCGTAATAGGTCCCACCTTCCGATCCGAGGATCAGAAAACGCCTGAGCTGCTGCCATTTATCGATCTGATAAACATAGCCGCCTGCGCTGTTTGGGACCTGCTTTGTGCCTGGGATCGGTTCGGACTGTGGGGTTTGACGCGTTGAAAAGTGATCGGTGTATTGCATAAGGCAGGCCTCCAAGTAGAGGAGGCGCGGATAATTTTGTGTCGATAGGGGATAAACACCCCAAGCGTTAACCTACCGACGATCGACCCGCGCCTCTAAGGTACGGAATAAGTGTGAGGATGAATTTGCGCTAATGGGGGGTAACATAGCAAGTTAACCCAAAAGCAAGCGACCCTCACAAAGTAGCATGGATAAAAGGTTTGAAGTCAGTCAAGCGCTCTACCAGCTGAGCTACAGAGGGATTTTTAGCCCCTTAGGCTGGATTTGAACCAGCGACCTCTCGATTCAAAGTCGACAACCAACTTCAGTCGACCCATGCCTAAAAACTCTATGAAACGTGGATAAAAAGGCGATATCGGTAAATGTTTTACTTTTGCGCTACCACTGCGCCACGGCTCCAAAGAACCGATCAGACTCGAACTGACGACACAAAGTTTTGGTAACCAATATCAAGCGACCCACGTACAAAAACCTTAAAAAAGCGAAGCGGATGAAAGGGTGACATCGGAAATTGGCTGGGGACTCGAACCCTCGTCTCCGGGCTATCAACCCGGCGCTCTAACCACTGAGCTAAGCCCCAAAGTCGCTGGGGGTAACCAATGTCTGTCGACCCGCCTCGTCTGGGATCTCCTATGAAACGTGGATGAAAAGTGAAAGTCGGGTGAAAGGTTGCTAAACCTCTCCCAAATGGTAGCTGGGTAACCAACCTTCAGCGACCCACGTTCTGCGATACAGATGAAAAATTGAAATCGGATGCCAGAGCCAACACTGGCGTCCCCGGGAAACCCCGGGGGAACGATTCGAACGTACGATAACTTTTCAGTTAACCAATTTCAGCCGACCCGTATCGTGCTTTATCTTTAGCAGTCTGCTCAGCGCCTGACCACTGTTTTTTATCCTTGAGGACGTTCAGTCGTCGGATGCGAACATAGATTTAAGGAGCATCTGACTGATCTCTCCGAGCGGTATCTTGATGACGATGTGGTCTTTCTCTTTCAGAAGGGTCATACCGCCTCTGAGGGCTTTGGGGCTACTGTCGGCGGCTGGAGCTGCTTTGCGTTTAGCGGCGAATTTGGCTTTTTTTGGTTTCACCTTTTTACCCCCGCCAGAGGACTTTTGCGGGCGTTTGCCGCCTGAGCGTAAAAGTTTCTTGGCCTGACTCATCATCGAATAGCGGGCCCCGTAGGATGCCCCCACACGAAGGGCCAATTCTTTCGCGCTGATGTCCGGCTCATTCTTCAGAATCTCCATGGCCGCTTGCAGTTTGCTTGTCGGTGCTGTCATTTCCCTGAATCTCCTATGTTTTAGTCCCACACCAGTGGTTCATCTTTTGTTTGGTTCGGGTGTTTCCAGTCGGTCACGGCTGATAGCGCTGCATGCTGTTGGCAATAGGGGCATTGCCCCTCGTGCACTGTCGCGACGTGCCCTGTGGGCCAGACGAGACCTTTACCGACAGCGCAGTTATTGCAAATATAGTAGTGGTAATGCCGTATTTCACTGCCGTTCATCATCTGCCCCCCTCATTACGCCCAGTACTATTTTTGTTGCTCTGCGTGATCTATCAGCTTTTTCGAGGAATGTCTCTTCGCTTATGCGTCTGATCCCATCAAGAGATTCGTGATGAGGGTTCTTTTCCCCTATGGATTGGTAAAGCTGATCCAGGATGGCTTTATTCACTTCGCTCTGTCCCGGGGTCAACTGGCGCACTTTTTTATACAGGATAGGCCCCGGCTCCATGTGAAAAAGGATGACAAGGGTCTGATCGATCGTCTCTGGATCACAGAAGAAAAGCTTCGGGCCTCCTCTGCGGTCGATCGTCACATAGACCTTCATGAGACTTTCAAACGACGCACGCACACGATAGGTCCTTTCCTGGAGGCCAAGCCCACAGAAGGATCTGTCGATAATGACGATGTCGCGTTTGTTGGTCATTTTTTCAGGATGCACTGCCGCAGTTTTTCGGCGGCCACGGTTTCATGCATTTCCCTTAGATCACCCAAGCATTCAGCCAAACGGGTTTGGCACTGATACTGAGTTTCCATGAAAAAGCCCCGTTTGACTCCGGCTGAGCAGAGTGTTCCGATTGCGATAAGGATTTGGATCATATGTAATGAGCTCCTTGATCATAATACTGCTGTATATTGGATGCTATCAGTCAAAGCTGTGCGCACTAGGACACCAAGGCATTTCCGGTTCCTGATCAGGGGTTTTCAGATCATCGAGCGGCCTGATCACAAATTCCATTTTGACCTTGCTGGTCCCGTCTTTTCTGGCTCGGGCCTGTACCTTTGAGTCCATAAGCTCCCACTTTTTATTGAGAGCAAAAAAGGCCAGCATGGTCTCTATATCTTTGATCGATAAGCATAGGCTTTCATCGTTCCTTCCCTCCCCCTCCTTATTTCTCACGGCCACGTCCCCCCTGGGCCCTGTTCTTTGGGTTCATCCTTACTCTTAAAACGACAAATACAATTGATGTTGATTCGATAAAAACCATCACCCAACGACTTCATACTAAGAGCTGGATCCTGACTAAATTCGATTTTGTCTCCCAGCCTCATGACTGAGTTATAAATAAGGGCAGACAGTTTTTGGGTATTACTTTTTCCAGGCATTTATCCCCTCCCCCTCATCGTCCAGCGCAGCCAATGCCTTATGAAGGACCATGGACAGACGATGTTTCTCCTGCCATGGTTCACTGGGATGAGAATTCAGTGTCTTAGCCGCCTCGACCACGGCCAGTAGCTTCGGCAGGGCGTTGCGCATTTCCACGATAAATGCGAGATCTAACGCATTCAATTGCCCCCGATCCGGATCGGGGGATTGCTGAATATACCCGCCTAAGCCGCAATTAACTGCCGCTTGAAGTGTCTCGATATTGCGCTCATTTTTTTCGCATCCAACATACCGATGCTCTGCATCCCAGGGAGCCATGGTCGCATTCGCTTCAAGCTCTTTCAGCCTATCAATCAATTTCATTCCCCACCCCCCACCAGCTTATCCCAGCACAAGATCCCCGCGGCCAGCGACTGCGGGTGAACGACATTCCTTTCCTTATCAACGCCCTCTCTGATAAGCCGCCCGGCGTCTATGACCTGAGCTGCATAGAGGAGAAGGTTTGCTGTTATGGGATCCTTCTCATGCAGTTTGCGGGCCTTCAGTTCCATTTTTGTTAGCAGGTCCTGTACGCTTGTCATTTTTTATCCTCTCCCCCCCCCGGTTTTTTCAAAGACTCCTCCAGATCCAGCTTGGCCTTTTGGATGTAGGTTCGAATATAAGCCGACGCATCCTCGGGGAGCTTTGCCAGATCAGAGTCTTTGAGATAGTTTCCGGCGACGATGATGACCATCTGCTTTTCTGTCGGGACAAAACAGCTGCCGCATACAGCCAATAGAAAACAGGGAATGCTTATTTTCAAAGCTGTCCAGCAACCCGGCCGGACATCATCGAAACTCTCTTCCAACATCTTTATAAAGAGATAAATCAGGGGACAGACGACACCAAACGCAAAGATGGCAGCAGCCCAGTTAAAAAAGATCTGAAAATTCGGCAGTACGGTAAGCAGATAGATGATCATTTTCTTTCCTTTATCAACCAGCCAAAGCTGATCAGATAACACTGATGAATCGGATCAAACCTGTGTGGCCGCGCGCTCGCTTCAAATACCACGGCGCGTCCAGGGAACATCAGCCTGTGATCGGACTCCCACAGACTCATCAAACCTAAACCCCACAGATGGAAGTTCCACCGCTTATGGATAAAGCCTTCTGCTGGGGCCCGGTCTCTGTGCCATGGAATGATTTTGCCCTTTTCCACTTTCAGGATATAGAGATCACATTTCCACCGTCTGCTCTCAAATAACAGGAGCTTGAAATAGCCAGGTCTTAGCCGTCCTGGTGTCCACTTCATTTTCTTTCCTTCATACATCGATCCCTGTCGAGCAGGTTCACGTTCTCCCGCGCGCAATCTATTCGGACTTTGCTCTGGCGGATGAGCTTATAGCAGGCAAACCCGGTCCCAAGGATGCAAAAGACCATGATGAAAATGTACAAAACCACATCTGGATCACGCAGCGGGATCGGGGTTTTCTGGGGGTCTGGCATTGATTGTTGGCTCCTCTATGGTAATCGTTTCCACTTTGCGTACGGGTTTCCTCTCGGCGCGCAGCTTGTCCACAAAGGCTTTGGCACGCCAGCCCTCCTCAAACGTCTGGGAGAGGGTTTGCTTGGTTCTCGGATTGTAATAGGTAATCTTTGTTGTCATTTAATTCTCCGCCGCAAAAACTCACCGATAAGCATGGCATCGACAAGCCCATCATGCGGTTTACGTGATTCTTCTTTGAACACAAACTTTTCCCACGGCCAGAGCCTTTTTGCAACGCATAAGCTTTTCTCCTTGGGTCCTGGGCCATCAGCCCCCTTGTGCATCTCACTCGTCCAGGTTACCGGCGGAATGATCTGGCAGGGGACATAGAGAAGGCGAATGGCAGCTTCAAGGGACCCGAAGTTTCGCCCTGAGGTGAAGGATCCCATAAGCGAGGAACGCCCTTTGATAACCTGGGGTTTCTCGACTGCTATCATCATTTTTGGGTGTTTTGTCTTAAGAGCGTGAAGCCAGCGGTATGTGGTAAGGATGTCATCGGTAAGCATCGCTCGATCAATCATGAGGCCCGTTGCAGTGTCAAAAACTGCAAGGGCACCTTTAAGACCCGGGTCTATTCCTACGATTATCTCGTAAGTAGGCATTTATGCTCCGTGGAGGGTTTGGATCACCCTACCGTGGCATACCCGGCTCGTCAAGCGTGGTGACATTTGCAGGCATTTCCTGCAGTTCTGCCACAGCAGCCTGCACGCCCTCACCGAGAAGGGAGGCCATCGCCGCGAGGTTGTTCTCGACAACAGACGCCGAGCCTGGACGCGCGGTAATGTCGGCGATCTCGTCCTCGGTCTGCAGCGAACTCCCACCCATGATGTGAGGGGCTACCTCACGGATGAGAAACGTTGCAGCACGCTTTTTCAGCATAAGGGCTGGCATGGTTTTGTACTTCTGGTTCCGAGTCCACCCTTCGGCCTGGGCCATGACGAGCGAGACGGCGGTTCCGTTGGCTTTGGAGCCATCAGGCCTTGTTCCCACCGCCCGTACAGTAAGCGTTCCCTTGGCAACGTCTCCGGCCATCTCGTAATCGATTGCGGTAAAAATACCCAGCTGGAGGACGCGTTTGACCAAAAACTCAGCATACCAACCGAATCGACCATGCACAAAATACCCACCCTGCAGAACCTCGATGAGGTCAGCTCCCATCCGTTCGGCAAGCTGTGACATGATAAAGATGGCACGGTGATCCCCCTTGAAACACTCCGGGACGAGACCCCCCTGGACCTCGGCATAGAAGAATGCCCTTTTCAGATGGCGGATTTCCCCCTCTGTTAGATCGAAGATCTCGCAGTGCAGCCTGATGGCCTCTGAGATCTCGACGAGCGCAGCCGTCTGTTTTGTGACTCCAGCGATCGCTGTATCACTTTTGCGCATTAAGCCTTTCTGGTTTTCCACTCTGCCACCTCCGCAATTTTCATTTGGTCCGAATACCCCGGCCAGCTCTCATCGCGCATGCAGACCATGAACCTGCCGAGCATCTCGTCACAGATCTGGTTTCCGCGGTCTATATGGTACTGCGAGGGAAGGATCAGTTTGGTAGCGTGTGGTTTGTCGTCCTCGACGACGATCCAGCCGCCTTGCCGAACCTTCCCATCCATGAGTTTGGCCAGCCGCAAGTAAAACATCATTTGAACGTCGTAATCATACTTCTCAATGCTATATTTTTCAAACTCATCACAGGTTCCTGCCGTTTTTTTCAGGTCCAAAACCAGCTCATCAGTGATCCAATCCCAGGTGCACTTAACGGGGACCTCAAAGATCTCATCGGTACCAAAGAATTCCTTCTCAGCCGTTCCTTCCATGACTCTGAGAGCCCTTGCCACAAAAGGATTGGCCATGATCCCATTGACCATCGCCCGTGCCTGATCAAGCTCCTTAGGCTTTACGATGAGCTTATGGATGTTCTTGGCTTCAAAATCATCCCAGACCCTCCCGTTCTTTACCTTGCCGGTCCAGATGGCGAGATCGCTGTACTCACGATGGGGCTCGAGCAGGAGCAAATGGGTCAGAGTACCCAAAGCCATGTCAGCCGTGGCCGTGCGGTCAGGATCCTCGTGCCAGGCCTTCCAGTGTGCAGGGGAAAGACGGAGCTTTTTCATTCCGGAATATGATAGGGCAAAATGATTGCGGTATGCGGCAGACTGCGGCATGCGGGGTATCTCCTGCTGTATATTTCGTGCAGGGGATACAATACGCTTTGACTGTTTATTGGGCAAGGGAAGGCGACGAAACTGTTTGACTGTCGCAACGTTGCGGGTTTATTACAGATGCAAGCCTATCATTTCGTGGTGCAATTTTAACGGGTTCCACCTGAAATGATAAAACCGTGTAGGGCGCAATCCTACACGGTTTACTGGTGAATCAAATCTCTATCAACGACTAAATTGTGGAGCAATCGATTCATGACCGGTAATACAAAGCCATCCTCTCAAAGTCAAGCCCAGTCTGAAAAATCCTCCAGCAAAAAACCTCGACGTCGTTTGGACCATATGCGGGATCTCGCAGATGGCTTCGATCGGTTCGACATGGTCCCGCGTAAGCTGTCCCGAGCATATATCGACGGTAAGTTCCCAGAATCAAAGTTCCGGCTGCTGCTTTGCATGCTCTCTCACAGTGATGGTTTTCATGTAAAACGTGCCTATTTAGAGGAACGCTTCGGTCATTCGACATTGGTGAAATACCTTAAGGAATTGCAGGTTGAGGGCTACATCGAGGTGGAGTCCGTGCCAATGCCGACGGGCGGCACTATGAAGCTTTACCATGTACGTTCAGCCGAGGATTGGGACCTGTACCGTCAACCTGCCGATCCTCCCGTAAATGGGGGTCCCGTAAATGGGGGTCCCGCAAATAGGGGGCTTAAGGATCCCAAGGTTAAAAAGGAAAGCAAAAATCAGAATAACAATGATGATGGGATCCCTCCCTCCTCCGAAATGACAGACGAGAAATCAGATGAAATCCCATCATCACATGTAAGGGACAAGGTTGTTATTGTTTCAAAGCCGGAAAACCTTAGGCCGAGCGATTACGTCAACATGATCGCCGATAAGATAAAGTCTGCACAAAAACGACCAGGCAAACCAACATGGATCCCGAAGATTGAGCTGGCCAATCAAGAGGCCGCAAAGTTTATAGCTGTGCATGGACACGAGAAGATGCAGGAGGTCTGTGAGTTTATCCTGCACAACGGGCGTATCTCGATCGCCGAATCCATGTTTTTCGCTGTCCTCCCATATCTTGAGGGCGCTTGATCTTTCCTGCTGCTTATGCGATCACCGTATAGCTAGACGACTCTATTCTTAACGTTTAATAATCGCAGTTTCCCCCTATGGTTTGGGATTGGGGCGGGGAACTGCGAAGTTTATAAGGACAGCTATGCTCACAGATCGGCAAAAAAACCTGATGGAGGACATCAGAAAATCAGCTCTTTACCTCAAAGAGTATGGGGTTCCTGGGAAACCGGTGAGCCTGCAGATGATCATAGACAGGGCCGGGATCGTGAACGCCGGGAGCTTTTATTCTGTGATCGACACGGTAAAAAAGCGGCGGGATCCTGAGGGGATTAAATACCTCACCCAGATGCGTGCGGCCATGAAGGAGGTTGGGGTTACGCCTGAGTGTATCAAGACTTTGCCTAAGGCTGTGAGCCCGGCAGAGCAGAATGTGATGGCAGAGATGGTAAAAGTCTATGCCCCTTCCCCCCCCTCGTCGTCATCATCACCACAGGACAGCGACGCCGTGGCTGTGGCCTGGAACGCCTGCTATCAGGCCCTCAAGCCCCTCCCCCAGAACCTCAGAGAGAACGTCGTCCATTCGGTTTCATTCAGCTTTGGGTTGGGGGCTCATTGATGGCGAAACGTTTTCGAGTACTCGAAACCCATAAAGTTGAGGTCTGGAGCTATGTCTGGGCCAATGACGTGGACCACGCGATAAAAAGGTTTGAAGCCGGAGGCGGTGAGACTGAATGGTGTCACCCCGAATCGACCGATCTTGAAGATGACAACTGGGATAGCCTTGAGCAGTATGGCGATGATTGCAGGCACAATAGCACGATATTAAAGGGCCGCTGCTATCGGTGCGGCGAGACTATAGAGAAGAAAAAGGAGGGGGAATGAAACGCTACGTGATCACTAAAGAAGTCCTCGACATCATCCACGACGCCGATACCGATCTGAACGAGATCAGGCGGCTTATCTGGAGCCTGCCGCCTATCCCTGAGTGGGCCACGCATTTCTGCGCTGAAAGGCCTGATGAAAACGGCGAACCTTTTTGGTCGAGACAGGAGATCCCTAAATGACAGAAGTGGCAAAACAAACGATCGCAAAAGTCTATGACATGGAGCTCGTAAACACGGCGGCCACGGCGCTGATTTACATGCTCAGCGGCATGGATCTGAAAGAGATGGCTGAGCATAAGGCCCTGGCCATGAGCTACCGTCAGAACCTTAACAAAACCGCCTACGATCAGTTTATGGAAAAGGTGAGCCGCCTCAAAAACCCGCTGGCCGAAGAGCAGACGCCTGAGTTTGCTGCGGGGATCTTTGTGGTCCTCCAAAACGTATTCCAGTCCTCGTCGGCTGGCGCGGATGAACAGCGGGCCAAGAACGGGTTTGAACCATTCAGCCATGAGGATAAGGAGGCGGCCTTTTCGCAGTGGGTGACGCGGACTTTGAACCTTGTCTATTCCATGCTCACGGGCCAGATTTCCTGCTATACGATGGATGGGGAGATGAAACCGCATGACACTGCGCATCTATAAATATCAGCTTGATCTTGTTCCCATGCAGACCATCAAGGCGGCACTTGTAAAGGCCCCATTAAACCTTGGATGGCAGCATAACCGTGTTGCGATGTGGGCTTTGATCGATGATGCATTGCCCCTCGAGGATCGGCAGATCGCAATGGTCGGCACCGGTCATCCCCTCCCGGAAGGCGTTGCCCATGGCTTGTGGCATTATATTGGCACCGTCGATGAGGGGGCTTTTATCTGGCACTTTTTCATCGGAGATTTACAGGGGGTCTTTAAGTGACGCCAATTGAAATAGTCCTCGTAATCTTTCTCGTCATGGCGCTGATGGCCATGGCCTATACCTGGGCCGAGATGCAGAACTCACGCACACGGATGATAGCCGCCTATGACATCATGCAAAAAGAGCGTGAAACCCTTAAAGATGAGGCAGCAAAACTTGCTGCGCAGACCCACGAAATAGGCTCGAACTGGAAGATTCTTTCTGATAGAGTCGGCGAACTAACAACCAAAGTCAGTGCAGTACAGGCTAACCAAAACGCCAACTCTATAGGAGCTAGAACGCGATGACCGTACAACCAGGCAGACATCTGACGGGGCTTACGTTTGATCAGGTCGAGGCAGAGGTAAAAAGAGAGCATGAGCTGGTCGAGAAGGCTGAGGAATTCGAATCGAATCTTGATCGGATCCGCATCTATAGAACCAAAAACCAGCAGATTATGGACTATAGCTGCCGGGAGTTTCTCGACTTACCGTGGACCCGTGAAGCCTATCGCGCCGAGGACTGGGTCTTTCATGATACCACAACGCCAGAGCCCACAGCCGTTGAGCTGAAGGCCCTCAAAGATAACGAGAAACGCGAATTCACCCGCGACGATATCATGACGGCGGTCTCTATGGAGCTTGGCCGATTTTACTATAGCAACGCTGATACGCATACGCTCCCCGCAAAAATCATAGCCAGACTGGGTTTCCGGTGATGGCTGCAATTTATCATGTCACGTCGCATAAAAAGCTGAGCAAGTATGTGGCCAGCAATGAAATCCATGCTCCGGTGCGGGCATGGCTCAATATCGGTGCAGCAGAGAGATTCAGCAAACAAACGGGCAGGCAGATAATCCTGCGATTAAAGAAAAATCCGAGCTTTATGCCTTATGCTGGCCATCGCGGGGAGGCTGTAATAAGCCATGAAAACTACTCGCTGAGGAGCTTGTGATGTACAGTTTCTATTATCACATCCCCTCGGCGATGACCGAGGGCAAATGGAACCTCGTCACGTGGACTCAAAATAACGACAAGTACGCCGCCGCCCGCTCGGTGGTGGTCCATTACCGTGGCTCGGAATACCCGTCCGAGGTCGAGGTCTGGATCAAGCGCAAGGCCAGAGCCATGGGCCAGGCCCCATCCAAAGTCAAAAAATTCAAGGCCAGGGAAGTGGAGAAATGGACCTATGCCGTTGAAAGAATACCTGATCAGGAAAAGGCTCAAGGTTGAGAAAATGGTTTATGGCGACACTTATTGGGTGCTCGATTGGATGTCACAGACGTGCCTCGATGCCTCCCAATTCTTCTTTGCCCGCTACCATCGGGCCTATATGGAATACGCCCACCGGTATCCCGAAAGATCTTGACGAACTGATTACCGAAGCAGAGAGGGAGTTAAGTCATGACAGTGATGCAGCAGGCGTTCGCCAACGCGCCGACCCCGCCAAGGGACCCCAATATAAAAGCACCGCTCATTAGGACTGTGTTCATTGCAGGAATGGACAGGGGGGATAATCCCTTTGTGAAAATCTGCAACAACTACATGTTAAAGACCGTCCACTGGGCCACAAATGAAGCCCATAGGCCTTTGCCAGTCTGCGATGCAGCCATTGTCGCAACAGACAATTGTAGCCATGAACTTATGTGGCGCACAAAAGATGCCTACAAAAATAAATGCCTCTATCTCGCCACGCAGGGCTATTCCTCAATCAAGGAAGCCTTTGAAGATGATGTCTTTGGCGATGCCAAAGTCCTATCGATTCTTAGGGAACCGGTGGAATTAGGAGGTTCCAGTTACACAGGAACGAGCATTCCCCTCTCGACGAGGATCTTCTGGCTACTCTCCCGCTTTTTAAAAAGGGGGGAGGAATTTAGAATCGGGGAGCTTTGCGAACCGATGGCAAAGTTACTAAAACTAGGGGAAACCCAGGTTAAAAGTAATTTTTCCAATATTTTGACCACGCATAAAGCCAAAGGCTGTTTTACCAAAGCTGGCGGCTATGGCTGGAATGCCTACCATGGGATGCCGCCAAATGTCTATAATCAATGTCTGACCGCTGGCATTCCCGTGGAAAGGGATTGGGTAGTTGGTAGTACACCCTCCAAAGTGGTGCAGGTCATCACGCCTTCCTATGCGGCGAGTGTGGCAGAAAAATCTCTTATCCCTCTCACGCTTGATGATTTCCCTAGTGCTGAGATCCCAACCACTCCCACAACGGCCCCTGTGGTGGAACCGCAGCCTGTATTCGCTGAACGGTTTGAGGAGGAGGCCACACCCGTGAACGTCCTCAAAAAGCTGGACCAGGAAACCAACGCGACGATGGAACTCCTCCTCGAATCGATGAGCAAACAGCTCCAGGAGATGGAAAACCTCAAAACATCGATACCGCTCATCATCCAAAAAGAGATCAGCGGGATTACAAGGCTCATCGGGAACCTCATGCCAAAGATCCAAGGGCTTACCCCTGAGGAGGTTGGCAAGGTTGATCAGCTGCTCGATCTCTTTCTATCGATGAGGAAATGAGGCTAGATCCTGCCGGTCAGAAACAGCTGCCGCTCGCGCTCTCTGCGCGCGGTCAGTCCTTTTTTTGGTATCTTTGTTCCATCGGGCAAAGTCACCTTGTTCCATCTTAAAAATTCTGACGCGATCTCTAGATGTGGCTCCCCAAAGTTGAGCTTTTGGATGAGGGTGGACGTGCGTGCCGCAGAGGGGCCGATATTGAAAACCCAGCTCGAGAGGGCATCGAATTCCCACTGTTCGATTTTGCAGAGGAGCATGGCGTTCAGGGCCTGCTCGACCAGTCTGACGTCCTCCCTGAGAAGGCTCTCCGCCTTTATGGATGAGATCGTGTAAGGGTAGTTGGCGGCACGCTTGTGGCCATAGCCGATCGTCCAGTGCCCTGCCTCGTCCTTGTAACTCTCAAGCCGCAAGCCTTCCGAGAGCCTGATTAATTTATAACCTGCTGGCGACACTTCCATCATGGCTGCCCCCTCTGGTAAGATTACCAAGCAATAATACCATGGGGGGGCCAATGGAACGTACGCTGATGATTTTGACGTTGTCGCTTTATGCGTGCACCACAGCCCCTCTGCCCGCAGAGAAAACAAGCAAGGCCCAGTGGAAGCTCTGCTGGTCGCTTTGCGGCAAAGCCGACAAGCTCCTGGCGGTCGAAGGGAAGTCATGCATATGCGAGGGAGGGTATAGGGTGAACAGCGAGCCAGAGAAAGAGCCTGGGGAGCCCTCTCAGCCGTTCTCACTGTTTGAATTTTTGGGGTTTAAGTAAACGGAGCTGACGGGATTCGAACCCGTGAAATCCTGCTCGACAGGCAGGTGCGATAGACCACTACGCGACAGCTCCATAATGCGGGGTTCCATGAGGGACTTGAACCCACATCCCCGACCCATGCCGGATCTTACCAATTAGACGAATGGAACCACAGATGTCTTAACCCGAAAGAGCGTTGGCTGACAAGTAGGCTGCGGACGGGATTGTTAGGGATGAACCACCCACAGCGTTCACAAACATGTCTTTTTCTGTAGCCCATTGCGCAAGATCTCTTCCGCGCGCACGGTGCGTCATGTCCTCAATATCCTTTTTGCTGATGGCCGCCGCTTGTACGTTTGCATCACGTAAGGGCAGCGGCCTTTTCAGAAAGGGCGGATCACGATGGTCACCTCGTCCAAATTAGAGGCGAAGTCCTCTGGGATGGCACGTGCTGCAAGTTTTCCCGCATTGGCCTCTGACGTCGCCAGGATGCAAAGTGGGGGGCCAATAATGAAAGGCTTTTTGGTTTTGTCCTCTGGGTAATGGACGAGCAGGTATTCCCAGACGGTCGGACGTGGTGTTGTTAGATCAGCCATTGTTTTCGGGCTCCTTATAAATGACCGCGCGAACCGCGCAGTCTTTGGCTTCCAGAAGTTTGCGCAGAGCAACGGTGCGCTCTGGGTTTGATGGGACGGTCGCGCAAAGGATGGCAGCCAGATCAAAGAAATGTTCTGACACATCCCGCAAAGGCGGCGGCAGGTGCAGAAATCCAAAGAACTGCATCATTCGATCTTGCATTCATAACCTCATAGGTAGTAGTGCGAGATGAAGATAACCCGTTTTTCACTTCCAGACACGAGGAATTCGAGATGAGGACGTGGCATCCATTGTACTGTACCAAAGATTTCTGGGTCTGTTGGGGCATCAGGCAACGCCCGCCGGTAGTCGATCTCCCCCTTGAACCAGAGGCCACGGAGGGGCTGGAGACCAATCATACCATAACCGCGAACCTCATTGAGGGGATGCTGCTGATATTCAGCCATGACCGCAAGTTTTGGAGTGCCAAAAAATGCGTGATACCCGCTGATCCTATCGATGGTTGAGCCGCCATCCTCGGTTATCTCGGCGAATGAATATCCGACTTGAAGACCTCGCGCAAGGAATAGGCTTGTCTTAAGAGTAAAGCCATCGCCATCAGAACGAGTAAGCACAGAAGGGCTGTTATCACCTTTGATTCGAGTATCAGATCTTCCATAAGCTCTCGTATAAATGACTTCAAAAAACCGAGAAACCACAGAAAATTCCGCATTCAAAGATTCCTTTCCCTGGCCGAACAGTTCCTTGATCGCTTTGGTATGGTCTGGGATATTGATGCCGAAAACGGGCAGAAACCGGCCCCCCCGGAAACGAAGGGGCCCTGCACTGAGGCTCGCTGCATATGAGCGGCATTCAAGCTGTTCTGCCTGATTACCGTACCCATAATGACCGCAGGACATCAAGAGCGAAATATTTTTCGAAGCATCGAGCGAAAGCGATAGCTCGCGCTGCATCGGGAAGCGGCTTTGCACAACGACAGTATCGTCCTCATAGCGATAAGCAAGGTACCGCATGTCACCGTGCAGACCCAGAGGAGAAACATCGACAAGACCATAGAATGCCTCCCCCTCCCGCTCGCGCGACCAGGTGCTTATCTCTTCGGCAATGCCTTTGCCGTAGGCGGTTGTAGGGCCGCCGCCGCCGGTATTGTAATGGCACGCCCGGCAGCTGTCATAGCCCCGGCCGATCATCTCTGGAAAAGCCCCTGCCCACGTACTTGTGAGCAGGAGCGCGAACGAAGAAAGTAACCGAAACGCACTCTGGAGGCTCACAACCGACTTAAAGACCGGAGATTTCAATCGTCACCTCAACAATATCTTCCAGTCTTACAAGCTTATAGTTCGGGGCTTTAATGCCAAAGTCTTCGAGCTTCACTTTGCCTTTGACGACAACGTTCGTAGGGCTCGAGAAGGATGCCGAGCCGTAAAAGGGCTTCTGTTCGCCGTGCAATTCGAGGATGCCGCCGATCGCCTGTTTCCCCTGCCATGGGGTTGGCGTCAGCTTGAAGACGGCCTTTGGGAACTTCTCCGTCTCGAGGGTGTCCCTCATGTGGCTGTCCCTCAGGTCCATCCCCGTTTTCAGGTCTTTTAAAACCACGGTGAAGTTTCCTGATACCTTTCCGTCTTTTTTGACGATCTCGGTTCCTTCGACTGTTGCGCCCTCGCCTTTGACATCGAAGCCCGCGTTGGTACTTGCCAGGAATGAGGCTTTTCCCACGGGTTTGGCCAGGACAGGATCTGGTTTTAAAAAAAACCCAAGCAAGAGAAAAAGAAAAAACAGACGCATGTAAACCTCCCAATAAAACATCAGAAACCTGCAAGTTTTGCTCTATCCGCAGCCGACAGGCCACGTGCCTCGGCCGTGCCCGCAGGGGGCATCGAGCTATTGGAGACGCGGGTTTTCGCAGCCGATCCTCGCCAGCCAGCCTCGGTTTTCAAAAAGCCATCGGACGCATGACAGCGCACGCAGCTCGTCTGGGTGATGGCCTGCACGTCGGCAAACGTGGTGCCTCCACCTGGATTGGGATTGGGGGTTTGCGTGGGGACGGGAACAGGGACCTTGGGCTCGATCTCTCGCTCGGACCCGCAGCCCCACAAAAAGATCAGGGATGTGATCAAAATTGACAAACGCCTCATACTATCGTCCCCCTTAGTTGACGTCACGGAATAGATTCAGATCGTTTATGATCGTTTGAATACTCGCCTGCAAACCGATGAAACCAATGGTCCCGCCACGGAGAAGGGCACCGACCTCCTGGCCAGCCTGTGGGGAGGCCTGCAGCCTTTGAATGAATTCCGCCTCGGGCAGATAAAGAAACGCCGCCAGCTCTTTCGCATCCATCCCGTCCCTGAGTTTATCGATGAGTCCAACGTTCAAAGGATCCTTGTTTCCGCCGCTCTGGATGCCCATGCGCAGGAGAGCCGACGCATGCTCGGAGTTGTCCTCGGCGATAATGCTATCGATCTGGGCCTGGGGTTTGAAGAACAGCTGGCCGAGGATCTTGTCGGATGCATCGAAGTTTCGGTCCTTGATGTTCTGGCCCATCTCGTCTCTTACGGGCAGCACAAATTGCGTATGACAACCCGTACAATCTCTGATGGCAATGGAAGGATCCAGGCCCAGCGCCGCCGTACGGGTGTTCACCACAACCGTGGTCGGTGCCACGTCAGCCCTTACCCCAGCGCCATTGTAGAGCGCCATAACGAATAGACCGTTTTGCTGTCTGCACAGGATTTCGCCAGCTGCGTGCTTCAAGGATCGCTTACTGCGCGCCTCTGGCACGAATGGAAACAGGAAATAGTTGTTCTCTGGAACGACGTTCAGCGCGTCCACATCATAGGTGTTCCAACAGGTCCCGTTGTTTCCATCCATACGCCGAACCATGCGGTTATGATCTGGCGCGATCAGCGAGTCCTGGAACCCGGCAAGGAAAATCTCCCGATCCCTCTGATCGAAGTCCCGCTGGCGATCGATCCCCTGGAGGGCCCAGAAGTCGTTCTCGTTCTGGGGAACATCTTTCAGGAGGTAATAGATCTTTGCCGTCATCGCCGTTTCCATGAAGATCTGGGCGTGCATGATCGGTATGCGCTTTTGGGTGATGAACTGGAGGTTTTTGAACCTGACCGTTTGCGAGACGATCTTGACCACGGCGTTGTCCTCGATCAGCCGCCAGTTGGTCAGCCCCTTGGAACCAAAGAAGTCGCGCAGGTCCACGGCCCAGATGCTCTTCGAAGGATCGACCGGACGCATCGATTCGATGAATGAGCGATTACTGAGCAGGTTCAGTCCAAGTGTGGTCCCTTTCATAGCAGACTGTACGTCATCGTTGAAATTGACGAAGTTGGCACCTGACAGATAGACTGTATTCAGTGCATCAGCAGAGTTGAGGGAGAGGGCGTCGTTCAGTGCGTACTGCTCGAGCTCGTCGTTCTCGATCGTGGCCCCGCCTGGGTTCTTCACGTCGGGGATTGGATCCTCCGGACGCGACTGTGGAGGCTCCGGCAGGGGCAGTGTCCCGTCTCTGATTACCGTTTCCGTTTTCCCGCACGCATCGAGCAGCATGAGCCCGAGCACAACGGTGTAGATCAATCTAAGCATGACAGTAGCTCCGCTGTGGTGATATGTATTGTGGCAGGATGATCATGATATAATAGCGCAGGGCATAGGCAAAATCAAACAAGCCTGTATGACGGTGCGCAATTTAATACGAGAGTAAAATTATGGGGATCGGTGCGGGCCGACCGAAAGGGTCACCCAACAAAGTGAACAGCGCTTTTCGTGAAAAGCTTGAGGAGCTGAACTTTAGCATCCCTGCAGAGGCGATGAAACTTTACCAGAGCTGCGAGCGTGAGGACATAAAGCAGAAGATCCTCGACATGATGGCCAAGTACAGCCATCCAACCTTTAAACCCGTTGACCAGAACGGGGATGCAAATGACCCAGGTCTCGCGCTGTTGGCTGGTGTGCCGAGCGATGTATTGGTTGAGGCGTTTCGAATAATCCAGGCAAGGAAAGCATTGGATGCTCCCGATAACGGATCTGAATCAGGCGGGACCACTACCTGAATTCCTGCAGGAACGCTGGATAACCGACATCCTCTGGATGCGCGGTGACCTTGAATTCCTCCTCTGGCCCCAGCAGATGCCCATCTGGAACCAGCTGCAGAACCTGCCGGTGTCTGCGGAACTCTTTGTTTGCTTATGCGCTCGTCAGTACGGCAAGAGTACGATGGGCGTGGTTTACGCCCTCTCTGAGGCGATCAAAAACAGAGACTGCTGCATCCTCATCATGGGCCCTGATACCAAGCAAACCCGTGACATCGTCAACTCAAAGATGCGGTTCCTCCTCAGGACGGCACCAGTAGGCCTGATTAAGCAAATGAAGGCGGAGAACCGCTGGCACGTCTACCATGATCTCAATCCCAAGTCGCTCGACTACACCGAGATCATCATTGGGGGTATGAACGAAAATTCGTCCTCCCAGCGGGGTAAAACAGTACACAAAATCCTGGTCGAGGAGATCGTTGACGTCAAAGAAGATGATTTTCTCACCAGTATGCGGAGTGATCTCGGGCCTGCCCTCACGCATAGTAAAGACGGGAAAATAATTTATCTTACGACTTTGCCGAAGTATCCAGCGCATCCCTTTATCACTGAGGTGATACCACTTGCCCGGCTCAAGAGTGCCATAGCGGTCTTCGATATTCATAGCAACAAAGCCCTTTCCCCCGAGCAGTTCCAGAAGTGCATGGACCTCGCAGGCGGCGAAGACAGCCAGGACTGGAAGCGAGAGTACCTGTGTGAAATCATACGTGACCGGCGGCTCGTGTGCCTGCCGGATTACAACCAAACTTCTATACAGCCTTTCACCTTGCCGATCGACAGCTATTTGCATGTAACGATTGACTGGGGAGGCGTTCGGGATAAGACCTGCGCGGTCCTACATACCTACGACTATAACCATGCGACTGATCTTTTCTGGGACGAAAGGGTGTTTGAGCCCAATACCCCGACATCAAAGATCGTGGCCCAGTGCCGTGACATGGAAGCCGCTCACCACATCACCTCGAGGTTCATCGATGGTCCGCATCAACTCGTCGGAGTCGACCTACTACAGGAACATCAATACCATGCCCGGCTCCCTCAGAAATCGGACTGGGAAGCCTCGCTCAACACGCTCAATTCGCGGTTCAAGCTTAACAAGGTGCTCATTCACCCACGCTGCAAGTTCCTTACGGTGTCCGCTGACTCGGGCATCCTGAACAAACAGCGCACCGACTTTGAGCGGACCGAGGCGCTTGGCCATATGGATGGCGTTGCCGCCATGATGTACGGCGTTCGAATGAGAGACACAACGTGCCCCTACGGCGCTCACACGGTACAGTCGGAAAACTATATAAATATCGGGCAAATTGCTGCAAAATCCCAACATTCAATTGCACCAGGAATAAACGCACCGAAACGCTTTGGGAGATTTGCATCATGATGAAATTCTTTTTATGGCTGTTCAAAGGGGAAAAACGTGTCACGAGCCTTTCACCCGCAGAGCGGACGATGTTCCTTGCGCTGAGGGGCTCACAGAAAGTGAGCGACTACGAATGGATGACGACAACACAGCGCCGGTAGCCCCGTTCAGGGCGATGCCGTACGGCGAAAGGAGAACCATTTATGAAGCTGACCGTATCACGGTTATTCGAAGCTGGAGCCGTACTCGAAGCCTTCGGGCGGGCGAAAGTGGAGGGGATAGAGCCTTTTGTCACCTTTCTATCCGACTTTTCCGAGAACGTAATCCGCGGGATGAGGGGTCAGCTGACGTTCAAAGACAACCATCTTTACGAGGAAAAGACGGTTCAACTCGTCTCAGGCGTCCCGCAGGAAATCCAGTTGAACAATGCCCGCAGCATGCCAGCCCGTCTGGTTTGGGTGGGCAAGACGACTCCCTACACGGCCTTCATTACGGGCTTCCAATGGCAGATGACCATTAATGGCACGCTCGAGGTTACTGCAGTCTTTTCCCCAGTCCCCACGTCTGGCAAGGTCGAGGTCCTGCTGACCGTATTCTATTGACTTGCCCGATACGCCACACACGCATTAGAATCCTTCCATAATCAAAAATACCTCTGCCCGCAATCCATGGAAGGATTTCCCCATGCCAGATCCAGTCGCGCCTATTGCCTCAACCGAGACTCAGACGATACTTCCAGACCCATCGATGAACGCACCTGACGTTGACACAGGAAAAGGGGGTGATGCTCCCGGTGAAGTTGAACCTTGGCGGAAGGTCAAACACAAGTTCAAAGCCATGGGCGAGGAACATGAGGTTGATTACGATGATCTGGTCAAGCGGGCAGAGAAATCCGTGGGAGCTGAAAAACGGCTGGCGGAGGCATCACGCAAGGAAAAGGAGATCCAGGCAAAGCTCGAGAAACTGAGAACTGTCGAGGATATTTCCGAGGTCGTTGAGCTCCTCGGTGGAAATGACCGCGCCAGACCCTTGCTGGAAAAATTTCTTTGGAATAAGATACAGGAAGAAGAGCACGAGGCCAAACTTTCTCCCACCGAACGCGACGCGAAACGCCGCGCGGACGATGCCGAGAAAAAAGCCCGTGAAGCCCAGCAAAAACTGGACGAGCTGAACAAGTCAGCCGAGTCTGAGAGCAAAGCTCAGACCAATAACAAGGCCAACGAGATCATCAATCGGGAGATCTCGGACGCCATCGCCGAAGCTGAAAAAGCGGGACTATCCCCTGAGGACGTCCCCTTCATGATTGAAGAACTGATCAGTAACATGATCGTTCACCTCGAGTATCTCGAGGACTGCGAGGAGGCAGGCATACCTCCCACCCAATCCCCACTATCCCCACGGGACGTGTTGCGGAAACTCCAGAGTAAAGATTCTGATCGTGCGAGAGGCTGGCTGAAAAAGCTGAGCCCCAAGGACTTGAGAGATTTGCTCAGCGCAGAGCAGCTCGATGGTCTTCGTAAATCGGACATCGAGGCCCTGACGCAGCCGTCCACCCAGAACCGGGCGACGACAAAGAAAAAGTCAGACTCCCCTGCGATTGATCCATTCACCGCCGATAAGAAAGAAACCAAGAAAAAGCCGAATACCAAGGATTGGTTTTCCGCCATGGATCAACGTTACCGCAACAATGGGAGATAAAAAATGTCCGCCACGGGCCTATTCTATACCAACGAAAAGCACCCAAAAACTCAGCCGCGAATCATGGATTTCACTTTCCAGATCACGGCCGCCAAGACAGTGGTCCAGTACCCAGTCGGTGCAGACTGCTTTTCCTTCTTCGATGCCATCACGCAGGCTCAGATCAACGCCTACCTCGGAACCACGAACGAATTCCCGGTCACCTATTTCGATGCGACTTCCATGGGAGCTGACACCTTCGGTGGACTCATTCGCATGTCTGGGGCACCAGCCACAGTCGGTCAGGCTGCGGTCGCTGTGCGCCTCGAGGCCAAG